TTTAATCGCTATGGTCAGAAGATTGAGCAGATTGTTTACAACGAACTCGGTAATTACTTCCTTGGTGGGTATCCTATCCTTACACACCCAACACTTGGTCAGGACTTGCGATTCGGAGATCGCTATGGCAACGTCTTTGATGCCTACACGAAATACATTTCCTCGGAAAAGTTCAAAGCATCTTCCGGTACAGGAATGAGTTTCTATGCAGCACTTCCCGTGCAGTTCGTTGAGGATATGTACTATGCGTACAGAGAGTTTAGATTCGGAGACACCAACGAGAAGTTTGTTATTGCAAATATCTCAGATGGAAAGATTTACGATAACTACTTGTACGCAAAGCTGGAAATCAAGTTTTTGTAAATTAAAGTATGGCTAAAACCTATAATGACTACCCTGCTTCCGCTACATCTAACGCACGGAAAGTGCTTGATTGGAAAAAGGAATACGGAGACGAAGTTAAGGGAATGACTGCTGTTGGCTGGGCTAGAGCAAATCAGCTCGCCAATAGAGAGTCTTTGTCATACTCAACGATTGCTCGGATGGCTGCGTTTAATCGTCACAGACAGAACGCAGAGATAGCTCCAGAGTATAAGTCTACACCTTGGAAAGACCGTGGCTATGTTGCTTGGTTGGGATGGGGTGGAACTTCTGGTGTTAACTGGGCTATCCGCAAAGCAGAGTCTATCAGAAACGGGAACTTGGAAGAGCATTACCCAGACGAAGACAACGACAATGACAACGACCAAGAAATGGTAGACGGCATTGCCGAAATCATTTCACAGGTTAGAGACCTTGAGAACAGAATGGAAATTGCTCAACAGCAAATCCAACAATTAAAAGACGATGGTGTCTCTTTTGACGAGGCAGACTTTCTTAAAAAATCGGGACTATGATTCCAGTATACGAAGTTGATATTGATATGGAAGGATGGGAGTCCGGAATGACTGCCATTTCACTTGTTTCTCGTCCAGCCATTCAGCGCTCTTTTGTTGCACTTTCCGAGCAGCAGGAGAAGCCTACTACATTTAAGTTCGCAGATATGGAGAAGAAGCAGTTGGTTGGACCGATCATGGTTCCAGAGCAACTGATCTACCGCAAGAGCGAGCGTATGGGTGAATACTACATTAAGTTCACCGCAGAAAGTATTGAGAAGATTATGGCTAAGTGGTCCAGAGATGGATTCCGTGCTTTTAATCTTGAGCATTCTATTGGCCTTGGTCAAGACTCTGTTTACATCCTTGAGTATTGGATTAAAGAGGACGACAACGACAAGAGCAAGAAGTACGGCTTTGACGAGCCGATTGGTACAGCCTTCGTTAAACTACAGGTCGTTTCTGACTTGGTGTGGGAGGATGTTAAGCAGAACCAGTTGACTGGTTTTTCAATTGAGATAGATAGTAATTTGATTAAAACAAAAGAAGAGATGACTGAGAATCTAAAGTTCGCTGTCGAGATGGGTGAGCGTTTCGCCAAACTCGAAGGGGAAATCTCTGGACTGAAGACAACCATTGAATTTTTGATGAGTGCGTTGGAGGAGAAGGAGATTGCAGAAGAGTCAGCCACTCAAGAATTGTCTGAAGAGACGGTTGAAGAGACGGCTGAAGAAAGCGTAGAGTTGTCCGAAGAGGCAACCGAAGAGGTAGTAGAAGAACCTGCTACCGAAGAGGTGATTGAGGAGGAAGTAAAATTAGAAGAACAGGAGACTTTGGTTGAAGAGGCTGAATTAAAGCTCTCCGAAGAACAAGAATCGCAAACAGCTGAAGAAGCAGTTGAATCCAAGACGATTGAATTTAAGGCTATCACGCCCGAAAAAATCAACTTCATCAACAACTTCCTAGGTAAGCCTCGGTACTAATTTGTAAATTAAAGTAAAACAAGAACAAACTAAATCTTTCATAAGATGCCTGTAACTATTGCTAATCTACCTTGGGGTAATCGTACCCCAGACCTGTTCATCGATGCGATGGTGAAGAGCGCCAAAGTATTGGAGCGCTTCCGTCTCGTTGACAATGTTAAATCTAAGGCTAACGTGCCTATCTTCAGCGCAGCTCTGACCTTCGGTTCTGACTTGTGTGTATTCGACCCACAGTCGACTGCTGCAATCAACGAGAAGGAAATGACCGTTGAGACCTACAAGTGGGCTTTCTTGAACTGTAAGAATGCATTGGAGTCTTCCTACCGCTCTGTATTGTTGAAGCAAGGTCAGCATAACGAAGAGACTATGGACGCTCAATTCAAGGATTGGGTTTTCGATTACTTCGCTAAGTTGTCTGCTGCTAAGGCTTTGGAAGTTGCTGCTACTAAGTTGACTACCGAAATGGCTGGTGATGCTTCTGTATTGGACTACGATACCGGTGCTGCTTTGACTTCTGCTAACATTCTTGCTAAGATGCAAGGTGCTTACCAGACTATGAGTGCTGTTATGTTGGCTGCTGTATACGGAGACGCTGATCGTGCTTTCAAGCCCGCTTTCTTCTTGTCTACCAACGCTATGCAGGCTTATCAAATCGCTATCGCTGGTTTGTACACTACTACTCCTCAAGGTGTTGTAGAGGGTAACATTCCTGCATACTACGGAATGGAAGTTATTCACTTCCCTTCATTGGGTGCAAACGAGTTCTTCATCTCTGCTCCAGACAACATCGTTATGTTGACTGACGAGTACAATGACGTTCGTGCTATCGACATGAAGTATGAGTCTGAGTTGTCTAGCGACAAAATCTGGGGTCAGTTCAAGTTGGGCTTCTCTTACCTCAAGGGTAGTGAGATCGTTTACGCCAAAGACTTCGCCTAAATAATAACGGGGGAGGGTAACACCTCCCCTTTTTAAAACATATAGAAAATGGCCTGTGAGGTAACTCTTTCTGGAATCACTTTCGACCCCTGCTCTATTGCAACTGGTGGTCTGAAAGCTTTGTACATCTACAATCGCTCTGCCGTTGATACGGAAGTGACTGTAAACGCTGCTGCTGGTACTTATACCTGCGGAACTAACTTGGTGGCTACTGGCGTTGCTTTGGACTTCAACACGAAGGACGGCTTCTCTAACTTCACCGACGTTAAAACTATCAACGCTAACGGTTCTTTCGAGGTTGTTCCTACCATCCAGGTAGAGTTCTCTACGATGGACATCACTACCCGTACTGCCTTGGAGAAGATTGCTACTCCCGGTGCTGAATTGGTAGCCTTCGTTGAGACTGCTGCTGGAACCCGCCACATGGTAGGTTGGGACTTCGGTTTGTATGCTTCTTCTGTTGACGGTGCTTCTGGTGCTGCTCGTGGTGACAAGAACCGCTTTCAGTTGACGCTGACTGGTTCTGAGAACTACTTGGCTTACCAACCTGCTGCTGCTATCGACTGGACGAACATCATCCCATAATAGTCCGAGTTAGTAATAAACAAGGGGAGGGGTTATCCCCTCCCTTTTTATTTTGCAATAAATGAAAACAGCAAAAGCAGGTCTTGTTAATTATCTATCGTTTATTAAAACGGCAGATATTACTATTGACGACTTTGATTTGGTATTAAAGTCCAGTGTTGGAAATACTACTTACAATTTCAACAACATCCAAGACCTGTATCACCTTGTTGGTTGCAGAGACTTCTTTGTTTTGCCATTGAACTTAATCACAACACAGGTCATTGGCGGTGAATACACACTAGAATTGTACAACAATAATATCTTCCGTGGTGCGTACCTTATCAACGTGATTGGATACGAGTACGACGAAACCGGTATTGGGGTGTATAAGAGTGTAGTATCAGTTAATGATTTGTAAATTATTAGTATATGGCATCATTAATTCAACAGGCTGTAGAGTACGTTAAAGAGACTTTCTCTGCTTCTACATCCATCAGCGGTCCTGCTACTGCCGACAGAATTTCCACCAACCCACTAGAGAAATCTATAGAAAATCTTAATGGTCGCTACAGCCTTGGACAAACTGAGGTAGGTGAATACATTAAGTTCGGTATTAATGACGACTACCCGATTATCCTTGATCGGATGTTACGTCAATCGCCTGTACACTCTGGCATCATCACCAAGAAAGCAAAGATGGTTTCCGGAAAGGGAATCACTTACGACTTTGAAAACGTAAAAACTCCAGCAAAACAAGCAGAAATTAAGGCTTTTTTAGCCAATTGTGCTGGAAAATCACAAGGATTCTACGACCAAATTGTTCACTCTGCCTTTGAGAACGAGCATAAGGGAGCAATTGCAATCTACGTCAAGTGGAATGCAGAACACAACAAGCCAATCGAGCTTCGCTCTTTGGACATTAAAGGTGTTCGTGCTGCTAAGCCAAAGGACGGAAAGGTCACTCACTATATTGTACGCAGAAGATTTGGGCCAAACGCTTTGTCGATGCAAGACAACGAGCCACGTTTGATTCCTGCATTTGATAAGTTCTCTAAACACAGAGAGGAAATTCTCTACGTTAAGAACCCATACTCCGGTAACGAGTTCTACGGGATTCCAAACTACATCTCTGCGTACCACTTTATTGCTGCCGACTTTGAGTTCGGTAAGCACATCCAACACTCCGCTAAGAACGGCTTTACTCCAAAGGTACTGGCTACCTTCATTGGTCGCAATATGACCAACGAGCAGAAGCGTGAGGAGTTCAATAAGTTCAAGGCTTCATTTACTGGTGCTGAAGGTGAAACTGTAATTGCTTCTTGGGTTAAAAACAAAGAAGAGGCTCCAGAGTTCACTCCGCTTGATGTAAGCAATCTTGACAAGACGGTTGATGTGTTGTCACGTTTGAACGATGCAAAGATCCTTACAGCGCATAATATCACGTCTCCGACATTGTTTGGTGTGATGGTAGCAGGTAGATTGGGTGGTACTGGAAATGAATTGGTAGGTGCATATCAAATCTTCCGGGCTACAGAGACCTTACCCAACCGTGAGTTGTTATTGGCTGCTTACAATAGAGTCCTTTCTGTTGCTGGATATGACAAGATTAATATCCAAATTGAAGAGGAATTAGTAAATTTAGAGTCTCTAAAGGGAGCTAACACTCAAGATATAACCAATGGTTGATACTATCTTCATCAATGACGAGTACGTTTACAAGACGTATCCTCTCCCACAGAGGCTCGACAAGGGTACGCTGTACCCAATTATTTCATTAGAGCAGGTTACTTCCATACAGGACTTGCTCGGTACTGCTTTGTACGAACATCTGTACACCAAAGTCACAAACCAAACGCTAACCACCGACGAACAAGAGTTGTTTAAATTGGTTCAGTTGTCTTTGGCACTTTACTCAGTACGTTCTTCTGTAACCTTCTTGCGTAGCGCTACCGCTAAAACCAAGAACGAGGAGCAGAAGTCAGATCAAACATCTCTTGACTCAATACTCTCTGCTGTCGATAGTAAGATTTCTTATGTCGACAAAAGAGTTGTGAACTTTATTAAGAGCAAGTCAGCCATTTTGACTATTGCTCAATCCTCCGACGATGACAAATTCGTAGAGACAGATACTTATAATGGTTCACCAATTTTCTACCCCGATTTCACCATCGAGGGAGAGTGTCAAGAATAAGATATGGTAAATAAGAAAAGCCTTGCCACGTTTGTAAGAACAGTTGGCAATCAAGTCATTGCGGGGTTTAAGCACTTTCTCAACAATGTAAAGATTGGGGGAGATTTAATTCATGACCCAGACCCACTTGGTTCTGCCGCTACAAATGTACTCACCGTTGATGCGGAAGGGGTTGTAAGAAAAGCAACTTCTGTTACTGGTGGTTTAGGTGGTGGGACTGTTACTAGTGTTGCGCTTACTGCGCCATCAGCATTTACAGTTAGTGGTTCACCAATTACAACTAGCGGAACTATTGTTATTGGTGCTGCTGGTACGGCTGCACAATATGTTCGTGGTGATGGTCAGTTAGGAGACTTCCCGACTACCAGTGGTGGTGGATCTAGTGTTAGTTACTATCTTAATGGTAGTGTAAACCAAGGTACACTTGGTGGTAATGTTTATCGTGAGTTTAGCAAAACACCTATTGTTGGTGCTGGTACTGATTTCACTATTGCTGCTGATGGATACATTGCTCAGTTTATTACAGATGTTAATGATCCATCTTTACTAGAAATTCCAGGAGGAAACTGGAACGTTGAGTTTTGGTTTAGCGCATCTTCAAGTGGTGGAACTCCATCTTTTTATGTTGAGTTAAGTAAGTACGATGGAACAACTTTTACAGCAATTGCAAATAACTCAGCAACTCCTGAGTTTATAGCCTTTGGTACGACTATATCTCAATACTATACTGCTCTCGCTGTCCCACAGACTACCCTTGCTGTAACAGATAGATTAGCTTTAAGAATTTATGTAATCCA